ACTTCTCCTTCCATATAGTGTCTTGGTGGAAAAAGTCATTTGCCAGTCTTATTGTGCAGTCATAGATTTCAATTGGAACATTCTTGTATCCAAACATTCCTTCAACACTATACTTTGATCCGTTATTAAAATATCCAGCATTTGGTCTATCTGCTTGGTAAGGGTATGACTCAAATACTTCTAAGCCTGCGCCTTTGTCTATTGCAATTGCATAGTTGGTATCTGTAACCTTTAATGTAACTTGATTATTTGCAGATGTTGAATCGTATACTAAAACATCGTTCTCATATACCTTAGATATAGATTGAATTCTTTCTGGTAGTAATAGTACATCTACTCCGTCGCCAAGTACTGATATAGTCTTTTGAACATAATCAAATTTTTGTCCAGTAAAGGCATTAATCTTAAATCTAGCATATCTTTCAGCAGACATAATTTCATCATATGTTTTGTAGTTGGTATCTACTGTGTCTACGCCGTATCCAGAATAATCTACAATGTCTGCAACTGTTGCATATGGTCGTGTTACAAGGTAGTGCTTTCGATCAGAAAATACTGTTCCAGAAATTGTATAGTCAATCTTTAAATAAAAATATTTATAGGTTGTTGTAGCTGATATAGGAACATATGTAAAATAGCTTCCTGCATCAACATCAGTGTTATTGGCAGTTAGAACTGTGCCAGTTGTAGCATCCTCATAAAATATAGTAACTGTTGGACCAACATCTGGATCCTTGGCTATACCATTATAGTAAGTCTTAAAGTTTATAGGACCATTAGTTCCAGCGTGTATCTCTGCCATTTGTTATCTCCTTATGAGTAGTATTCGTTAACTTCTCTAGGTGAAGCTAATCTAAAACCTTCTTCTGTATCCAAAATTTCTAGTGCATCTTCCATTCTCATTGCTACAAATGGGTGCTCTTGGCTAAAACTATACCCACGGGTATGAAAGCTTCTATTTAGCCTTTCCATCTTTACCAGCGCTGAACCTGGATCTTGATTAAATTCTTCCGCATTAGCAAACACTGGTGGTGGTGGCATCTCTTCTCTTTCCACCTTTTTCAAATTATTAATTAGGTCTGATGTTACCCCCTCTTCCGCTAGGGCTGCAAGAACCTCGGCTTTAGTCTTTGCAGATTCTAGATCTACAGCAAATTCTTCTGCTACCTTTTTTAGTTCTGCCAATTTCATTGACTCTAATGACATTTATTTCTCCATTTCTTTGTTTTAATTATAGCATTTTACACACTATAAAGGAAAAGGACCCCTTTAAAGAAAGGGGTCCTTCTCACAGATTTTGTCCTAATTTATAATTATGGACGTGATGCTGGAAGATTTGTGTAGCTTCCGCCAGTTGAGGCTGCGAAGTCACGTGTATCGTATCCTGCTGCAACCTTTACGTTCTTGACGACAACGAATGCGTCAGGATTTTCGATTGCTGTACCAACACGAAGGAACAGAGTATATTCTGTTGTATCCTTCTTTGGCTTGAACTCACGGTGTACTGTAATGTCACGCTTCACACCAACAATAATGTTGTCTGGGAATGTGAGGTGTACGTCTCCGTGTGCACCTGATGGACTTGTGTATGTTCCAGTTTGGTTCTCATCTAGAAGTGGAACTTCTAGTACTGGGATACCGTATGCGTAAGGGATTACGCCTCCTGGAGCACCATTATTAGCTGCAACATCTCCACGAACGATAGAAGATGCGATATCTTCTGGTGATCCTGGAAGTGATGTTAGGCTGTATAAGTAGTCCTGTACCAAATTGCTTCCTGTAAGGAAACGTAGTTGGTTGCGACGTTGCTTGTAGCGACGTGGCATCTTCTTAAGAGCGTCATTAAAGATGCTCTTAGAAATTGTTGCACCTGCTGCATCAACAACATTTGCTTCTGTCTTTGCGATGGTTGTAACACCCTTGAATGCTTTTAGAAGTGTATCTGAGCCTGTTCCAACTCCGTTAAGGATAAGATCCTCAACATCGTTACCAACCTGAGTAGCCATCAATCTTGCGATGTGGTCTTCTAGGTCTTGGCCCTCAATGCCGTCTTCTAAAGATTCAGTTGAAAGCTCCCAATCTAAACGGAGCTTCTTTGTTGCAAGAGAGATCTTAGCGAACACAACTGATTGTGCTGCTCCTGTATCAGATGCTTCTGTAGCAACCTTAAGGATTCTTTCGCCTACACCGATCTTGTCGATTTCTTGAATGTCAGAACGCATACGAATGGTTCTAGCAAACTTTGTTACAACTGTTGCATCAAACATATAGTCGATGAAACGATTAGCTTGATCTGGCTTTAGTAAGCCACCACGAGCTGAATCATCGCCTGATACGCCAAGAGCGTTGGCTCCTGTCTGCGCTGTAACTACTGCTTTTTCTAATAGTTCATTACTCATTTGTTTTTTCACCTGCCTTGTCTTTAGAGAATTTCACGAACACCGAGGAAAGTGCCGTTCCACTTGCTTTTCTTAATTGGTTCATCATTAGACCCGCCAAGGTCTGCTGACTTTTTGATAGCAGTTGAAGTTTCAACTGAATCAATTCTTTTTTCTGTTGCTGTAAGAGCATCTGTGATGCCCTTTACGATGCCAGAAATTTCATCGTACTTCTTTGCAAGATCTTCGATCTTTGATTCTGTACCCTTAACTAGTTCCTCAACATTGTTACGTACTGACTCTAGACCTGTTGCATTCTCAGATGCATTCTTTGCAAAGTTATCGGCGAAGAACGACTTGAGTTCATCAAGCTTCTTTGCGAAATCTAACTCTTCTACGGCGATCTCTTGAATATCTGCTGCCTTTTCGACAACTTCTTCATCGCCCTTTGGAGCTTCTGCGGCAACTTCTGCTGCCTCAACTACTTCCTCAGCTGCTGGTGCTTCAACAACTGCTTCAGCTGCTGGTGCGTCTACAACTTCAGACTGAAGTTCTGTATTTTCTGCCACTTCTGTACCTCCTACATTGGCTGTGTTTTTATTTAAATCAACGCCGTCGTTAGCTTCACGACGTTCTTCTGCGATATTTTCAATCTCAGAATTCTTTTGTACAAATGAATCAACAATTAATTTAATTGATTCTGCTTTGGAAACGTCAGATGATTCTACCCATCCAATTTGTTCCATATTGCATGAGCAGTTATCACAAGTTGCTGTATCATTTTCTGATGTTATTGCAATTGAATCTTGACCGCACCAAAAAATATTCTCTGGTGTAATGCCTGTTGCAATTCCCTTCATAACCATAGCTCCATTAACTTTTTCAATAGAAAAAATATTTGCTAACTGATTGGCTGGATTATCTACAAGGGACAACTCTACTAGGTCGTAATCTTTGATTACTCTTATTGGCTCTTCTTGACCGTCAATAAACTCATTGTCTGACTTCTTAATTGATCCGCCAATTGAGAAACCAGAAAGAGTGCCATCAAGAACTTTTTCCCAAGTATCTTGTGCACCCTTTGAAACATATGATGTCACGTAAACACCATTATAAACTTTACCTTCTTTTGGATCGTAATAACTTTTAGGTTCAAATGCTACAACTTTTCCTACCGCCATAGGCTGGTGCATTTCTCTAACATTTCCACGGAATCTCATGAATGCTCCGAGTGAGGCTTCAGAAGAAACAATATCTCCGTGTGAGTCTACATTGTCTAGTGTTGCGTAGCCAGAGACTGTTCGCTTGTTTTGATCGACCTTTGAGAACGGAATGCTCAACTTAATGTTGTTTCCGCTAGTGGTCCAATTAGACTTAGTTATTTCCATAGTGTTATTATAATATCTCTTAGTAGATTAAAACGCAAATACCAGTCTATTGAGTTTGACGTCCGTCGCCTTGAGCATTTCTGCTTCCACCGTTGTCTGCTTGATTTGCCTGTCTTTCTTGATCTCGCTGTCTATTGCCTGTGGCTTGAGTTGTTAACTCAGCGGCTGTTTTTGCGTTCAATTCAACAGGTACATCTCCACCCGATAAACCTTGTAGTCCCATTCTAGCACGAATTTCATTCGGAACAATGACCTTCATTCTTAGGTATCTCTCATCAATCTTGGATTGAGTATCTTCATCTGTCAATGTTAATTCATTGAACTTGATCAAGAACATGTCTGTCTTTTCAGCAATAATCTTGCCTAGTCTCTTTTCAAGAGTTCTTTGTGATGGTCTACATACCTGCTCTTTGAATGTCTTATCGGCATCCTTGGCATTTGCAAGGGATACTCCTTGAGGAGTTCCGATCTTGCTAATAGGGACACGGTGAGACATTAATATTTCATCTCTGTTGGCTGACTTATATTTATCAAATGAGGAGTCTTGAACTCCAGCCTCAACTGCTTCCATTTTAAACTCAACCTTTGAGTCAGAATTATCTGAAGGTAAAGGTATGTATAAGGAGCGATGATTCTTGCCCTTTAAACCTGTCTGGAAGAACTCTAGGAGCTTTCTTTCTGCATCGTTAGACAACTTTGCACCCTTGACTGTAATAATGTATCTAGGGACGGCCTTGTTCTCAAAATAGTCTAGATTAAATCTTGCCGCAAATTCATTTCCTGCCATAGCATTCTTTGAGGAAATAATATCTGGCACTCCGTAGAAGCCGTTTGTTGGAGTGTAATTCTTAAAGTGAATAACTTCATTTGGCACTACGTCTGAAGTTATAGGGTTTGGAGTTTCAGTATCTCCGTAATTTCTAAAGAATACAGTTTGGTTTCCAATGATCTGGACAAATCCATCTCTCATTCTGCGAATACGCATTGATGCTGATGGAACATGGCCAATGTAGCCAATCTCTCCAGTATTTTTTCTTCCTACTTCAAGGTAACCGTTTCCAGTTGTCTCATAGTCTTTCCAAACTCTAGCAAGAGTCTCTACAAATGTTTCTTCTTCGTTTGTGTTCTCTAGCCAAGTATGCATTTGAAGCTTTAATCTTTCAAGCTTTCTACGTGCTCTCTCTAAACCTTTTTCATCTTCTATATCTGAGAGGCGCTCTTTAGTTGCTTCACTCTCAACAAAATCATAGCCTAAACCAACGATGTTTGCAATCTTTGCATTGACTGCAGCATAATGTGGTGAAGAAATTTCATAAATCTTTGCAAGGTAGTCTAGGTTGTATGGAGGCATAACAACATCAAGTATGCTGTATCCAGTAATCATAAATGGTTCTACAATTGCTGTGCTCTGTGAACCATCTCCACGAAGGAACTTTGAAAAATCTGTTCTAGCAACCTTCTTTTTAAAGTTGGTGCTAAACCCACTCATCTTTTTTACTTCATCTAAACCACGACTAAACGGATCTCCATATTCGTTTCCACGAACACCAGCGAACATATCGCCAGATCCACTTATCTCAATCGTCTCTGTATCTTCAATGAACTCAGCGGCCATTTTGTACCATCCTTTTTGCGGCGTCTAAACCTTCTCCAAGATCCCACGGATCTGGTGTCAAACCAGCATGCAGTCTTGCTTCTTGTGCTGCATACTCTTCATCAGAAACTTTTCTACGACCTGGAAGAAACTTTGGTGCACCCTCAGTAACTCCATATCCCTCTGCTGCTTCTTTTAAAATCTTAATTTTTTCCGCATCACCAAAGACTGCTGGGATCAACATGTAGTGACCTTCATCGTCTCCTACCCATTTGCCATCTGGCATTTCCCAAACATAGACTCCATACTTGGTCTTGTCTGCAACTACCTTGGCTTTACCTAATTTATTTAGCATATATATATTCTACCATTTTCTATCATATAAGTCCATAACTGTATTTGGTATGGCCTAATTATTGTGTTGAAAGAACTACTTTGTCCAGATTATAGCCAGAATATGAGTCTGAGCCTATAGATATGGAATCAGAAGATGTTGCCTCTGATACTCTAGATGTAAGGTATTTATAATGTGAAATAGCCTTTGCAGACATATCATAATTATATATTCCTAAGTGTGCAAAGCTATTATCTGAACCTATTAATGTTCCCGTCTTTGATTGATTTAAATATAGGGTGTCTGTCTGATCTTGAGATAGTGTTATGACAACATGATGCCATATGCCAGAATTAAATACATTTGATATGGATGTCTGGCTATATAGGTTAACTCCATTTACGTATATAGACGATATTCCAGTCTTTGTTATACTACCAGCTCCTGACCATGAGTATCTTGCTCCGCCCAAATCTAATAGGCATGTTTGCCCAAGTCCAGAAGGGTTGAACATAAACTCTACGGACCTAGCTGTTGTGCCTAATACCTTAACTCCGCCAGATAAGGTCTTAATTCCGTTTTCTAAAGACTGAGATAAAATAGAGTTTGAGTATTTACCCACATGGTAATTAAAATCTGTATCTAAGGCATACAGGGTATTATCTGATCTAAATTCTTTACTGTCATAAGATATAAAATCTAGGCCAGTAAACACAGGACTTGCCAAGCTAGCTGAGTCTCTTGTTAGAGTAACCTTGTAATAAAGCATTCCTCCAGTAAATCCTGGAATATCAGAATGATTAATTAAAGGGATATAGGTATTGCTGCCGTCCATATTCCAAGAAACTTGTATTCCGCCAGAATCTCCATACCAATCTATTTGATTGTTATCAATTGTTGTTATAAAAGCAGAGTCTGTAAAGTATCCAGAGTTTTGTCCGTCATTTAAGATTAAATAATTTTTAAAAGCTTCACTTACATTTACCATGGCTGCAGTAGACAATGATTTGTTGGCGCCATAAGAAAATCCAGTTTTAATTGGCTTTAAGTTTTTAGAAAAACTAAAATATGATGCATCGTCAAGGCTCATTATTTGTCCTGGATTTTGATAGACTAAATCTAATAGCATTTCTGAATCTATATATTTAGTAGAAATTGCCTCATTAAATACCTCTAGTTTATCTATTAATATGTAATAACCATTACCACCAAGTAATAGGTTTAGGTTTGATATGGCTTTAAACTCAAATGCCTCTGAGAGTGTTTTGCTAGATCTTGCTATACCATCAACAAAAAGTTGCATTGTTCTTTTAGAGTAAACAGCTGCAATATGGTATGCGTTTCCTATTTCTGGAATTTTGTATGAAATAGAACTTAAAGTATTAGATGAGTCTGATATAGTAAAAGTAATATTTGATTTAAATATGCTTATACCTATATTGTTAGAAGAGTCATAAATAACATTAGTTAAAGAATCAAATGTGTTTCCTGCCTTCATATAGAAGGATATTGAAAATTCTTCTTCTTCGTGGGTTCTTTTTGCTATTGGAACATCCTGTATTGTTAAAGAATTAGTTCCCGTAAATGGGATTGAATTCTTTGTTCTTGAGGTAAGTGGTGGTGTAGATATGAATGTTCCAGTTTTTGGTAATACTAAATTTTTTCCAGAGATGTCAGAAAATGATTGCTGGGACTGATCAAACAGTACCTGTGCGATTTTCATTATTCTCCCCTTACATAGTTTATCTTGATTAGTTAGCAGTAATTGACACACCGCTGATTGTTGCATTAATCAGATTAGGTATGCTGCCAAAACCATAGATTTTATCTCCTGAATTTACAACTAGGGAGTGCGAAAGAGTAATTGTTTCATTTCCTTCAATAGAGTTAAGAGTATATATTTTTTGAGAATCTAAGCCGTATTCTGTTCCGTTTGGAACAACAGCAAACGAGAAGTATAAAACTCCGCTACTAGTATTTGTAACAATAAACTCTTTTATTAATCCTGGTGTAGAAAATGTTGAAAGTAACATTGGAACTGTAGTTAATGCTACAGGACCAGCAAATCTTGTTGGTGTATATGCCATCTTTAATTTCCTAGCTAATTGTCCACTTGGAGATTAAGTCACGCTCTACTTGGCCTGTCTCATAATCACTAAGTGTTCTGTTATAAATAATCATCTCTCCAAGATCAAACTGACCGTATGAAGTTAAATATCTTCCTACTGCCTGGCCTGTCATTCCAGCTAATGAGCCAGCAGAAGATCCAAGTCCTACAACCTTACCATTACGTCTTACAACTCTTTCTAGGGTTGTTGCACTAAAAGATATTCCATAAAGCTCTGGCTGTCCAGGTGTCTTAAGTGGAACAATTGTACTTGCGTCATCTCCACCAAAAATAATTCTGTGTGTATTTGCTGCTAAGTATCCAGAAGCTAGATTCGCTCTTGTTCCAGCAGATTGTCCGCCGAGAACAAATGAGTTAGATGTTTGAGCAGTTTTTGTTGCTACGTAAAAAACTGTAAATGATGAAGCTGTTAACCATGATAATGTTTGATCAGACATAAGTAAGAACTGGTCAATTCCATTAAATCTGATGCAAGGAAGAGAGTTAATTCCTGATGCCACAAATGTTGGGCGATTGGCTAATGTAGGCTGAGATAGATGTCTTATGTATTGAGATCTGTCTTCTACTAATGAAATCTTTTGATTAGCATCCCTTGTAATATTATCAATAGCTGTTGCATCAATCCAGAGACTTAATCCATATTGGCTATATCTAGCTCTCTTGTAAATAGATCTTTGATTGCTTAACATGCTACTCCCCCTGTAATGCTTCAAATGCAGCTAGTGCATCTTTATTTTCTGAGGCCTCCGCCTTAGTAAACTTTTCTGCCACAACGCAGTAAACTTTATCTTCTAAGATGTATGGGTCACAATATACTAACTTATGAGTTGTGGATTTGTGATCAATATACTCTAGTGCAACGTGCATATCGTTGTCTCTCATAAAATCTTCATCTGGTCCAGTTGGTGGAAATCCAGATGTAGGAAATAAGTCTTTTAGAGTGCCAAACTTGTCTATCTTATTGGCTTTAATAATTGCATAATACATCTGTTATCCATTCGTCCAAGATGTAGGTTGCATTAATCCTGGATAGTTTGTAGATGTGTATCTAGTATCAAAGCTGTAAAGCATAGTAGTTGGACGAAGGTTAATCGTTGCACCATTTGTAATTCCAGATGTAGTTGCATCTCTACCGAACTCAAAGATTCCGCCTAGGTCAACAACAGACAATCTCATCCCAACGTTTCCGTCAGCATTTTCAACTGATGCGTTGAATACAAACTTATCCTCATTCAATGGCATTATCTGACATCCATTGTTTGTATCTGCATATCTTGCAAAGTAGAAGTTACGTGGGTCTCTTGTGTCATTGAATACTGCACACATTCCTGAGCCATAGTAATAATATGGAGAGTATGAAACTAACCAGTTATTATCCCATGTTATATTGCTTCTAATTCCGTACTGTACGCCCTGATCCCAACCATATGATGTTGTATTTCCAATTCCGCCTCTAGTTGTTAGAGTTCCAGATGTTCCTGCAATATTAGGTAAGAATGTTGCATAGTGTGTAATGGTTGATGGCACAAATCTTGCTATACCAACATGCTCATTATCTGCAGCAGTTACACGTAGTCTATAACGTGACTCTGTATAGCTCTGTGAGCTATCTTGCTGCCATTGGAAATCATTGTAGTAGTAGTATACGCCAGTTGTTGTGGCCGCTGGTGTTCCAGCAGTCTTAGCTTCTGATAAGAATAAGTGAAGAGTTCCGACATCGTGTGTTTCTGAGTTTAGGTCTCTTCCTGTGTTTGTATTGCGCCATATGTGCATACGGTAATTATTAGATGTATCTTTAGCTTCAATAACAATTAGCTTCTTCTGTCTTTGGTTATAAGAAGCTGATCCGTATGTTGTTCCTCCAAACCATGTAGCGTATGTTGATGTATTTAAGTTTAAAGCCTCAAGGTAGTTTGATGCACCTCTTGGCATAATCTGAAGTCCAGCATCTGCTGATCTTAAAGACATTTGCTGTCTTAAACCACGAGTTCCAATTACTGTACCAAAGTACGGCATATATGAATCCATTGTTCCACGGTTACGTGCCCAAATTCCTTCTGGACCAAATCCTCTTCCTGGGATATTACAGTACCAGTCACCATCTTGCTGGTGCATTGGAGTTGCTCCAGACCAGCTATTTGTTACGCCGTTTGATGACCAGTTATTTGTTGTATAGTTCTGTCCAGTATAATCGTTTTGAATTTCAAAATCTGTAGATCCATTTGCTCCACCAATTGGCTGCATTTCACTATCATAGATAGTCCATCCTGGAGTATTTTGATAATTTGAAAATGTTGCAAATGTAGGTAAAGGTCGGTTGGTTGGCAAGTCTGTAACTTTTGCTCTGATAGAAGTAATTGTTGTGTTTACTGAATTTAATCCTGTTGAAAGGCTTGAATTTAAAAGAATATTTAGCATTGTTGGACTAGCGTTTAGAGCGGCATCCAAATTGGATACCATTGTGGCTCCAATGCCAGGAAGGTCTATTGATGTGCTGCTAGTTGAAATTGCCATTTATTGCTCCTCTTATATCTTTAAATCAGAATATGCGTATGATCCGTAAACGGTTGTTCCGTTATTTCTTGTGTAAAAGTTTAGTACTGTTGTATCAAGTGAGAGTACTGGAGAGATGTTTGAAGCTCCTCCGCCGTCCCAGATAACTGATGCTGGCCATGTCTGAACATAACTTCCACCAGATTTAATTTCTAATTGCCAAAACTGTGCTGTATTGGCTGTTGCAGCAATATTTGAAAATGCTACTGTAAATGCTCCGCCTGCAATTACTTTAAACACATTTGATGTTTTTAGATCAAGTGTAAGAGTTCCAGAGGTCTTTGTTCCAAGGTCTGTAAACTGTGAAGGAATATTAAAGTATGGGTTACCTTGACCATCAATAGGAGCCTGAACATATGTATATGTCCATAAAGCTGGAACTATAGACGAAGGTGTCTGTGTTATTGGCATATTACTCGTTATCCTCTGCTGGGGCTACATAGTCTAAAGAAGGAAGTTCTGCTGGAATATTTGCTTCTACTTCATCTCCTGCTTCTACTGCAGCGATTATTGCTTCACGAGCAGCGATAGCTGCTTCATGATCAATTCTTTTTACTTCGTCATCAGATACGCCGTTGTACTTATCTAGTACTACGCCATCTTTTAGCTCAAAGCGGTGTGGGAGGTCAGACTCAATTGGCAAGTCGTACTCACCATTTTCAAGAAACTGTCCTGCAAAACCTTCACCCATAAAGCTTATTTTCATATTCTTCTCCTTATTCCTTTAAATATTTCTAGGCCAGCGTTGTACTGGCATTAGCCATGTATAGTTTGTGCTTGTGTACTTTGTATCGAAAATACCATTCATTATGTTCTTTGAAAGATCAATATTACCACCATTACCAATTGTACCAGAAAGTGTTCTTCCATACTTTAATGGACCTTCAAGATCAACAATTGCAAGTCTTTGTCCAGATGTTCCATCTGAGTTTGATACGTGATAAGACCACATAAACTTGTTTCTATCAAACGGTACAAGTGCACATCCATTGGTTGTATCTCCGTACTGACCAATAAAGTAGTTTCTTGGATCTCTAGTATCAATAAAGAATACGTTCATTCCGCAACCATAGTAGTAGTATACGTTAAATGCTGCTACCCAATAATTGTCCCAGGTAATCATATGTCTGGCACCATACTTTCCGCCCTGCTCGATTCCATATGATGTTGTGTTTGAAATAGTATTAAATGATGTATTTAGAGTTCCAGATGAAGGAGTGTATGTAGCATAGTGAGTAATATTAGAAGGAACGAATCTTTGCATTCCGATAATTCCATTATCCCCAACTACAATACGCATACGGTATCTTGACTCATTATAGTTCTGAGAAGCTGATGCCTGCCACTGGAAATCATAGAAGTTATATGAAGCAGTTCCACCAGTTGTTATTCCTGCTTTAGCCTCTGAAAGGAATCTATGAAGCATTCCAGCCTTATAGTTTGACTGATTAATTGATCTGCCTGTACCAGTATTTATCCATCTATGTAGACGGTAGTTATTAGAGCCATCTTTAGCTTCAATTACAACCATGGTTCCAGTTCTTTCGTTATAAGAGTTCATTCCGTAGTTTGTTCCGCCAAACCATGTTGCATACGTTGTTGAGTTTAAGTCTAAACCTTCAAGCCAGCCATTTTGTACGCCTCTTGGATACACACGCATTGTGCTATTGCTTGTAAATAACGAAATCTTTTGTCTCTTACCAGTATTTCCAACAATTACACCCCAGTAAGGTATAAATGAATCTTGTCCATCTGGATTCATTGCAAATCCTGGATTGTTATATCCTTCAGAGACTCTAAAATACCAATGTGTGTCTGCTTGATAGAATGATGTTGATCCCATCCAATATGATGTCCAGCCATTTCCACCAATGTTACCATTTGTATAATTGTTTCCAGTCCAAGTTGACCACATTTCAGCGTTTGTATCTGGCTTACCATTATAGACTTCACGCATATCGCTATTGTAAATAGATGCTCTAGGATCATTGTTAAAGTTTGAGAATGTTGCAAAGTAAGGAAGTGGCTCTTTACCTGGAATAGTATCTATATCTGCTGTAAGTAATGTTAGTGCCGCATTAATATCTGTTAATGAGCCAGCATTTTGTAGGTTAGTTTGAATAGCAGCAATAGTAGCGTTAGAAGCTAAAGTTGTTGTAAAGCTGTCAGCGATAAGTTTATCAATACCTGGAATGATTAGCTGTATCGTACTATTTGCTACTGCCATTTAAATTTCTCCTAAATTTCTATTATTAGATATTTGTTACTTTTACGCCAGAGATGAACAAGCTTACTGCGCTTGCTACCGATGCTGATACTGAGATTGCATCTCCTGCGTTTAAAACTTGCTTGAAATCAAGGACTGTGATCTGGCGTGGTGCCAAGTCAAGGTTCTTGAAGAATTCTGTTCCTGCAAAGCTCAGTGTGCACTGGTTTGCAACGTTTGTTAAGTTAGCAACTGTAACTGATGTAATAACATCTGTTTCACCTGCTGGGCATGTCCAAATCTGTGTTGATGTGTTTGGTACTACGCCGCTGTATAGTCTTGCTGGTAAGCTAATTGTAGCCATTTTATATTACTCCCATGTTTGCGTATAAAGTATAATTGCTAATTGCTGCTGCGACGAGTGCGATCTGTGTTGTACCAGATGTGTTTACTGCTGCAATCTGTGTTGCTCCAGCGGCAGTAACAAGGTTGACCTGACCTGCTGCAGCGCTTTGAACGCTTAGAATAGAGCTATTTGTTACTCCAAGAATATCATTGACTCCGAGCAAGTTTCCTAGTGTCTCTAAAGCTTTTGCTAAAAATACTAGATCCTGGGCATCAAGAGTTGAGCTTGTTAAAGCATCAATCTTATTTTTGGCCAGTGTTACTTGGGTGCCAAGTGTTGAATAGTCAGTCATTTTTTACTACCACCTCTTTGTCTTAATTATAGCATGCCCGTAATTATTACGGTTGTGCTGGAAATACTGCTTCTAAGTCGTTTTCTACTACTGATGGAAAGTCACGTAGGGCTTGTCTATAAGTTTCCCACTCTGCCTTTTTTGCATCAGATAATGGAGATGAAGGAAGTTGCGTCCAGTCTGACTCCATTAAAGCTCTGTCTCTTTTAACTCTTGCATCCATAATGACCCAAGTTTTTCTTAATCCCAGTCTATAATCTTCTAGTTGTTTTTTTGTCATTGCAACGGGAGCACCATTTGATAACTTATAGAACTTACCGTCTATATCAGAATTTACTGGATGCCAATCTGCACCAGGAGACTCTTCTGCGTATCTAGTTTCTTCTTGAATACCGTTTTCATCAAATTTAATATAAATCATTATCTATCTCCATAAATAGTAGCACATCTATTCCATAGTCTATGAGAAGAATATCCATTATATGCGGTATCATCAAGATCTGCGTAGTTATGTGCTGTCATAGTCATTCTCATATCTGGCTGAATCCACTTGTCTGCAAATGTAGTATGTAGGTCATAGAATTTATTTACTTCTAATGCCTTTCCGCCATAGCCACCCTGCCACCAGTAATAAGTTGATGTCTGGCAAAGAAACGCTGTCTGTAGTGCTGGAATTGTCATTGTTCCAGACCATGTATATGTTGAGTTACCAGAAGATCTGTTTGCCATAGTTGTCCATGTCATTCCAGTAGCTTGTGAGTATAGCTTGCCTGCTCCAGTTGGTATTCCATAATACATTGCGGAGCCTTCATAACCTTGCGCCCAGTAATTTGCATACCAGCCATAAACTGTAATTGTTTTAGATAGTGTTGGGTGAAAGTTTCTAATATACATAGATCTCATTGAGAATCCCTGATACGCTGAATCTTCCATAATATTGTGTACCTGTCCGCCTCCAACTACGTTACCCTTTGCATACTGGATAACGTTGTGAGCTCTATTTTCTACTGATGAGTAGCTGTTAGTCTGCTGACGATTGTGCTTTCCATGAGACATATGAAAGTTTCTTTCATGGTCTGATGTTGAGTTCATATAGTTGTAATATGCTCCCCATCCATCACCTGAACCCCAGGCTCCCTGCCAAGTAGGGTTTCTGTTGTTAATTGTATAGATTGTTGGAATATGATATGGGAATCTTGAACCATCAGTTACCTCTTGAAATTCATTATCAAGCATTGACTTAACGCCAAGCGACGCTGGTGTAATGCCAAGGGATGTGCCAGTAACACCAATAGTTGCTAGATCTGCTGCTTTAAGTCCTGACCCTAAAGTAAGAACGGAATTTAAATCTGGCATTAGATGATCCTCCAACCATATGTAATATTTGAGTATAACAATTTAATTCTCTTTCCATTTACGTTAAACACTAGGTTCTCTACTAGACCCTGAATTCTTTCTCCAGATCTATTTATTGTAAAGTTTGTTGTTCCTGCCGTTCCTGCAATATCAATAATCTCAATAACATCTCCAATTGCTGGTCCAGGTGGAAGTGTAATTACTTGTGATGCAACTGGAACTACCATTAGTCTATCTTTTGCAAAAGCTTGATATGATGTTCCTGTAATTATTTGCCAAGGATTATATGATGCTGCTGCTGCTTGAGCAGAAGCGGTTGCAATTGCTGAAGTTTGAGAGTTTATCTGTGCTTCAAGTGAAGTAGTTCTAGGAGCAATATTATTATATGCTGCATTAAGTGTGGTATATGAAGATTGAAGATTAGAAACAGCAGTACCATTAGCAGTTCCTTGAACTACTGTTATGGCTGCGTCTCTTGCCGTATTCAATTGTGTTATTGCTGCTGCAGTTGCACCAACAATATCCTTTACACCTAAAAGCTCTCCAAGAATTGTAAGGGACTCAGCAACATACATTATGCTTTCTGCTGTAAGAGTCTGAGACGTTAACCCATCAATCTTAGTTTTTAAGACTGCGATTTCATCATTGAGTGTGCTATAGTCTGGCACTTTTTCTCCCTTTTAAGCCTGAGCTTCAGTCCATGAAAGACGAGCTGAAATATCTGAAGATGTTAAACCTAAGTTAGTTGCAACAATTGTTAAAATGTCTGGACCATTTGGAAATCCTGGTGCTGTAAAGTTACCATTTCCAGAAAGAATAGATGTTCCAAGATCTCTGACCTTTGAAAGATCGAATGTTGTTGTATTATATTCTGTACCTGTACCAGATACGTAGAACGCAAATGCCTGGTCTCCGCCTTGAACTGTACTAAGTGGTGTTGTTACTGTTGTTCCAGTAATTCCAGTATTATCATGGTAGATTACCTGTGCTAGTGATCCACCTGGAACTCTCTTAAGCTCCCAGTCTGATGGAATATTAACTCCAGTTGGGAACTTAGCTACGTTGTAAAGACCCTGAATAAGGAATGTTCCTTGAGCCAAGATTCCTAGTGACTGAAGTTGTAGCTGCATTGTATTAATAATCTCACGAATACCGTAGTTTCTTCCAATACCATTATCTGCTGAAGGAGCAATTCTGATTGAAATCAGTGGTCTAGCAACTGCTGCAGAACCAAATGATTGCTGTACGTTACCATTTGGAGTAACAATAGATGATGGAATTGTTTGTGTATTTGCAATACTATATTGAATTGTATTTCCAGTAACTGCAGATACTGTATATGAACCATTAAATATTGAGCTTTCTGTTGCTAGAGCAGTTGATGGTTGACTTGCTAATAGGTAACCATATGCTCCAGCCAAAGTAATTGTAAATGAATTTGTTGTAGGAACTGTATCAATTGTTCTTGTTCCATTTGCAACATTTAAAATAGCATTTGTAACTACAAGTCCTGTGGATCCAGTATTTGATAATGTAACGTTTGCAATTGTTAAGTTAAATCCTGCTAAGAAGTTGTGTGGTCCAGCTGTAGTAAATGTTAAGCTAGTAGGAGAAGTTCTTTGAACTGATGTAATAACTGCTTTAGTATTAACATCTGAAATTGTTGCTACATATCCTGGCTGTAATCCGTGTGGTGATGTTGTAGTAAGTGTTGCTACTCCACCTGTTGCTGACTTAGTTGCAACCTTAGCTGTAACTGTACCAGAACCTGCAATATTCATAAATCTCTGCATACCTGCTGTAAAGATAAAGTTCTTATCATCATCAAATCGTCCGTCCATAATTACTGATGATCCCCAGTGTGAAATAACTGGCGCACATGTATTTGTAATTGTTTGAACTGATACTTGAGATGTTCCTGAACCATTTGTAATTGTTGAATCTGGTGTAAATGTTGCTGAGTTAGCAGTTCCACTTAATTGCCATGGAGTTCCGCCAAAGAATGACGTCATAGGTTGTCTACGATTAATATTTACTGCATATCCTTGAGCTGTTGGATTGTATACAGGGTTTGTGATTGTATATGAGCAAATCTCAACAGCTGAGCTATCTTTAATGATTAGCCAGCCTTCTGTTGGCCAAAACTTGATGCTATCAACATACATAAGAATTTCTGATGATGCTAATGTAGATCCAACAATTCCATTTCCACCAGCCTTAAGCTTTGTATTAAAGAATGGAGAGTTAATTGCTTCATATCTAGCTGGAAGGTTACCAGAACGCATGTATGCTTCAGTATTTGTATTATTATTTGGCATTCTATGGCAATATGCAATATTACCTTCAGTAGTTCTAAATCCAAATCTAATAAATCCTGCGCCATACCAAGTATAGTCAATATAGGCCATCTGCATTTGAGTTGTATCAAGTGTGTATCCTGAAGGGCCTGTGCCATCCATTCTATCCATGCTCCACTCAGTTTGAGGAACACGAATTTCTTGAGTTATAAGATATCTTGAAGTTGCATTTGTTGCACCCTTATAAGCAGGTGTAACTGCCATTCTTGTATCGCTTGAAATTTCAGCTACTGTATAGTTAGCACCCTTAATAACAACGTGATCTCCAACTAATAATTGCTTTCTAAATCTTGTACCTATTCCTGTAATAATATTTGAATTTTGTGTTACAGAAAGTCTTCCAAATAATTCTTTTTTAGTAAATCTTCTTACTGCATATAGATATGTTCCATCATATTCAAAGAAGAATCCGTTTTGATCATTATAAAGTCCACAGCGTGTTGCGGCTCCATCCCATTCATAAACAGTTGCCTTTACATCAATACCACCTGGGAACTGATCTGTTGCTTGAAGTCCTTGTGTTAATACCATGTTGTATTGGAAAGAGTTGGTTCCAAGAATGTTAGTTACGACAAACTTTCCATTCCATGGATTATACGAACCAGCAGTTACTACACCTTCAACCTTAATCTTGGCACCTGGTTGTAAACCATGGTCTTGAATTGTTTGAACTGTAACTGTTTGGCTACCTGGAAGAACTCCAGCAACTGTAATTCCATCAATATCAAATGTTGGTGTGAACTTAACACCTGTTGAGAACTGCATAGCCTTACCAGATTGATATCTAAAATATCTACGTGTCTGTCTAACTACTCTAACTCCGCAAACGTTATCTGTTGTAGAAAGAATAACACCTCCGTCAAATGGACGATGCTGAACATATCCGTTTGGCTTAGCATAAAGTCCAACTCCAGATGTAACCATTGAAGAATTTGTTACTGTTGATGTCATTTTAAATTTAAATTGGTTTGGAGTAGATACATTAAATATTCTCCAAGTACCAGCTATAGGACAAGCAGCATTTTGATTTCCAATAAGAATTGGTGTTCCTGGAAGCAATCCATGTGGATTGCTTGTTGTTACTGTAATAGTAGATAGTGTTGCTTCATCAGAGTATGCAGACCATCCATTTAGACCAGATGCTGCATTTCCTCCTGGAATATGAGCATTGTCATAGATTCCTCCACCTGTTACTGCTGTAAGAGTACCGTCTCTTAGGTTTCCGCTTACGACTCCAGAAGCTCTAAATGTAAATGTAAATCCATCAGCAGAAACTGTTTCAATTGGATATGTTCCTTCTGAAAGTGGATTTAATGAATCTTGAACTGATATAACATCTCCCGCAGCAAGGTCTGTGGCTGGTGAAACAACATTAACCGTAACTAATGATCTTGGTGAGGTGCCGTCGCCAACCATAGATGCAAGGTCAAAAGAGTTACCGCCTGTTGCTCTTGAAAAGAATGATGGATAGTTTGCTGTAAGAACTAATGCTTCCCATTTAGATCCCTGAACGCCATACTCAAAGTCTGTATCAATAAGTGATTGTGGTGGTGCCACACGAAGCTTATTTACTGCATCTAATAGTGGCTCTGTAAATGTCATTGTTTCTGCTACTTCATCAACAATAATTGCTAACTTATCATTAGCATTCATTCCGCTGCAATTATACTTTAAAACAATTGTTGTTTTTGGATCGTATCCAACTTCATTATCTACTGAAAAGCTATAAGCATTAATTGTTGGATCTGAAAAATTATAAATTACTGTACCCTTAGTGGTATTTGTAATAAGCATTAAGCGGTCTTGAAGAATAATTCTAGGGACAACAACAGTATTTGTTGCTGGGTTAAACGTATAGTATGTTTCTTCTATTTGTCTTCTTGCCATTTTTTCTCCCTAAAATAAATAACTTGATGCTGCGAATCTACTGTTAAGCTGTGTTTGTGTAACGGTACTTGTATATTTTGGATAATACAAGCCAAGATTGAGCATAGCATCAACTCTAGCCACTGTAGTCTCCTCTAGTATAGCATTTGCTAGTTCATTACCAGAAGGACCTACCGCTCCAGTATCACCCTTGATACCTTGTATACCTTGAGTTCCACGAATATTTCCTTGCAATGTCCACTGAGATGTAGATGAATTATATTGGAACCAATCGCCTGTTGTTGTATTTAAATAATTATCTAAACCTAGTTTATTTGCTGGATTTAAGGCTGTTGGATTAGCAATTCCAGTATAGTTATAGGAACCTCTTTGTCCTGCCGTTCCTTGAGGTCCTGCGGCTCCTGGAGTACCTGCTGGGCCTGCTGTGCCAGTTGGGAGACTAAAATTTAATACTGCTGCTGAGGATGTTCCGCTATTTACAACAGTTGGTGTTGATCCTGAAGGTAGTGTTGTTACTGTACCAACAGAAACAGTTGCTGCAGCACCAGGAAGTCCTTGAGGACCTTGTGCTCCAGGACGTGATCCTGCGACTACAACCCAAGCTGAGCCGTTCCAACGTTTTAATGACATGTTTGATACCTCGCCTTAATTATACTATAATTAGTTATCAAAAGCCCATCCAGACTAATGCTTCCGAATCATAGTTAGGATAAAATTTCTTCCAGCCTTGACTTGTTCCAATATATAAAGATTGATTTGAAGTAACATAAGCTAAGACACCTAGAGATGCTGATGCTAAAGGCAGATCTGATACGTTTGTATAAGATATAGAGCCTTCTTCTGACGTTAAATCTAACCAAAATTCTGTTTCTGATGGGGATGGTGCAGTAGTTGAAGATAATATTGATTGTCCTGAAGTATCATCTAAATCTATCCAAAGCTCTCCAGTATATGATGGGTTTGCTGGTTCATTTGCACTATATATTAATTCTGTAATTGGTTCATCTGTATCAATCCAAAGAGTGTCTGTACCGTAGTTTGTTGGAGCTTCTGGTCCAGCATAAATAAATTCTGTTTCGCCAGCATCATCATCAATATCAATCCACAAATCACCAGTATTTGTAGCTCCGCTTGGAGGAGCAATTAATCCAACAAAAAATGTACTTGGTGGAACTGTTAAATCTGTAGCTGTTAAACTAAGGCCTCCGCCGCCGCCAGATCCTTGAACATCTTGCCAAAGCTCTCCATCAAATATTTTAAGTTTTTTTAAAGTTAAGTTATAATAAATTTGACCTGCGACTGGTGAAGTTGGAGCGGCGCCCAATCCAATGATTACACCATTATTAAATGTATTATTTGATGTCCAGGTATTTGTTGTTGATTGAGATAAATTAGGATTTAAAAATACCCATTGGCTTGTTAAAGCATTCCATATTTTTAATGCACCCGTTACTCCAGCTCTTGCCTCATCTGTATCAAACCATATCTGTCCATCAATTGGGCTGGCTGGTGCCATAACAGACATATAAGCTTTAGATGGAGGAATTGTTGCCTCAAGCATCATCTTGTTTGCTTCATCATCATATGTTGCAGTTATATTTGAGTTTGTCCCATGAGTAAACATTGGGGCAAGGAAATCTTGTATCTGTTCTTGGGTTAGTTGTGGAAAGCCAGTAAATATTACCTTATTATTAGCGTCATCATATGTTACCGTAATGTTCTGATGGCTTGCATGAGTAAGCATTGCTGCAACGTCATCTTGAGCTGTTTCTCTTTCAACATTTATAATACGCCAAGCTTCGCCATTCCATTTGTAGCCATTATATTCTTGGTTTATCGTTGGATTTGCTGGGAAAAATGTTGCCATACTAGATCTCCTCTACTAATGAAACCTTGCCATCATAGCAGCAGATATCTTCACCATTTAAAGTTTCAATTGCTGACCTATAAAATTCTGCAAGTAGATCTTCACGACCAGTTGCCCACACAATATCTGTTATTAACACTGTTTTGTTATCAGATATGTTTTTTATGGTTATATCAAAAAGTGGAACATTTTCACTGTTTTCCATTTTCCACTTAAAGTTTCCTACTGTTTCCATTATCATATTGCTGATATATCCTTAATTGTAATAATGCCATTCATTACTGTATGTGCAGCACACTGGTATTTATAATTTCCAGTAACATTAACTGGTATTTGCCAATAGACAGTTCCACTAGTCTTTGCCTGAGCTGCGCCACCAATACCTTCAGTTCCATCTATATCTACGTGAATTAGCCCTAAATTACTATTGACTCCTCCAGTTGTTTGAATTAAAAATGGATGTCCTGGCACATTTAGATTAAACGCAATTGTTGTTCCAGAAATAGCATATATTGTTGGATTAACTGTATTGTTATATTGATTTGTAAAAAGATATCCTGATGATCCAGAGGCAGTAACATTTAATCTTGTTATAGCTGGATATGCAATCATATCTGCTGTCTTAAATATATCTGTTAAGTCTGAAAAAGCTGTGGTTGTTGGAGTTGTACTTCCTGCAGGTAAGGCAACCCAGTTTGTTCCATCATATGTAAGAACATCATCAATTTCTGGCGCCACAGTTAAATTAACATTTGTAATATCGTCAAGTGTTATTTGTGGGGTTGCTGAATTTTGATTTACTGGAATCCAGTTGGTTCCGTTCCAACCTAAAACCTGATTAATTAATGGGGCTGTAGTTGAAGTATCAACATCTGTTAAAGCATTAATATTATATGTTAATGATGTTGTATCATTAAATTTTGCAACTTTTACCCAGGTTGCTCCTGTTGAATAGTACATATATCCATCAGCTGTAACATACATAACTTTGCCAGTATTTGATGCTGCTGCTGGAAGTGAGCCTACGTTTGCATAAGATGCTTTTGTAATTCCAGCATATGTAAATGCTGTTGTTGCAAGTTTAGAGTTTATTTGTGTTTGAATTGCTGATGTTACTCCATCAAGGTACCCTAATTCTGTTGAATCAACTGTACCTATTGATGTAGTTCCTGGCAAGACTACTGTTCCAGTAAATGTTGGAGAAGCAGATGGAGATTTAGTATTAATCTGTGTTTGAATTGCTGATGTTACTCCATCAAGGTACCCTAATTCTGTTGAAGTTATTGTTCCAATTGAAGTGGTTGCTGGAAGAACTACTGTTCCAGTAAATGTTGGAGAAGCTATCTTTGAATAACCTTGACCTACAACATAAGCAGTTGTTGCAATTTGTGTAGTATTTGTATCTACTAATGCTGTTGGAGCTATTGGTATGCCTGTAAGAGAAGGAGATGAAAGTGGTGCTTTAGCATTCAGCTGTGGTTGTATATTACTTGTTACTCCAGTTAAATATGCAATCGTATCTGGTAGATCATTTACTCCGCTTGCGGTAAATCCAGTTCCACCTGAGACTTCAATCCAATATGATCCGTCATAAACATACAAAACTCCAGTCTGATGATCAAACCAGCTATCCCCATTTAATGGATTTGCTGGAGCTGATACGCTAACCTTAATTGGTTCATCAACATTTAAAATTACTTTATTTGTCTCATCATTGTATGTAGCGGTTATCTTATTATGATCAGAGTGATTTAATAATGATGCTGAAGCGTCTTGGGCAGACTCTACAAACTCTGTTATAAGTGCTGGTGTAACGCTGAAGTTTAACTTTCCTGTTGGATCGTCATATGTAACCTCAATTCCACCCTCTGTATTTGTAGATACCATTCCGCCAACAACATCCTGAATCCTTTCGTCTGTATTTGCAAGCGATAGATATGTGGATGCAGCATCAGTTATATTTAGTTTAGTTCCTAATGCTGTTGTTACTGTTGCGGCATATGAGGAATCGTCATTAATTGCCGCTGCTAGCTCATTAAGTGTGTCTAAGGCTCCAGGAGCAGCATCTATAAGATTTGATATAGAAGTATCTGTATATGTTTTTGCTGTATTTAGCGCTGTTGTTGCAGATGTATCTGCATAAGTCTTAGTTGCCAAAAAGTTACTAAGGTCATAGTTTTTCCATAAACTAGTTGCAGAGTCATAGACCAAGGCGTTGTTATTTGCTGGAGACTGTATTAATACATTATGTAGCTCTTGTAGCTCAAACCCATTTTGAATTTTAACAAAGATAGAACCATTGTTTGCATTCCCTCCACGAACAACAATTCCAATAAATACTAGGTGTGCTGGCGCTACTGGCTTATTAGCAAGACCAAATATTAAACTGCCGCTTGCTCCTAACCATACTGGATCTCCGTCAGCTCCGCCAACTGTATTAATATCAGAAAGAAGACCTTCAGTAATTATTTGACCTTCGCCATTATTAGAAATAGACTCTGCCGTAAATCCAAATGTTTTGCTTGATTGTGCTTCTGCTACGTTTGAAGCTAATCCAACCTTAATTTTACCTGATGCTCCTACTGATCCAGTTACATATACTGGCTTACCTTTTGCTAAGGTTGCACCTGTTTCATTTTTTGCTGTTTGATAAATTGTTCTTGCAACATCTGGAGCGGCTACTGATAATCTAACTTCATTTAAAACGTCATCATAGGTGGCTATAAGGTTTGTATGGTTTGTATGTCCTAAAAGGGCTCCTGCGGCATCCTGAGCAGTCTCATAGCTAATTGCATAGGACTCAAGGGTTCTGATCTTATAATCATGGGATGTAGCATCAGCAGAATTATTAACTCCGACTTTAGTTTCAAGGGCTTCTATTGCGTCATTGGCATTAGCATGCTGGGCGGCATGTGAGACTAATTCTGGTGAATCCGTAGGTTGTGGATTAATCAGAGTGTCTTTTGAGGTTGGAAATGACGTAGCCATGATTTAATTATACCTTAGATAAAGCATAAATCGCTACTCTTCTTTTGTGTCTAAGTCTTCTTCTAGGTCAACTTGTCCCCAATGACCTAATGGGCATTCTGCATTTGGAAGCTTAACTTTTAAATTCATAATACATCCGCATTCTAAGCACTGATGGGTAGATTTAACATATCTTGGGCATGCCTTACATATCTCAAATCTCTCAGCCGCAACCTCTACAGAGACTCTACCTATTTTTTTATTAAATAGGTCCCACGGTCTAGCTGGAACATTTTTCCATTTAGGAATATCATTATTGTCCATTTATTGAACCCGCCCTCTTTTGATGATTTCTATACATTGTTTCATTTACATGCTTACCTTTAAAATATCTTCTTCCTGAACCATTAATTTTATCATAATCTTGATTATTTCTTTCCCATCCAAGCTTATGCATGGATTCTAGCTCATTTTTTATAACCTCTTCACCAAACAAATCAAAGGCATCCTTCATCTTAAACATATCTACATAGAATCTTGGGATTGGTATAAAGGCTGCAAGCCAGTCACCCTTTTTAATATTTATGGTCTTATTTGGCTCAGTTACTTTTATATTAAAGGTAAAATTTCTTCTAAGATTATCTGATTCGACAACAGCGCTCATAGTATGTAGCCCTGGAATAAAATAATTTGGTGGCTGCATTATCATTAAATTTGTATCCCTTGGGGTCCTTACAATAAATTTATTTTCTAGTGTAATTATTCCATTTGCAAAATCTCCTAATAAAGGCTGTATAGATTCATGATTTTGCCATCCTTCAGATTTAATTTCTGGTGGATTTTCTATATTGCCATCCCAAAATATCTCTGCATCCCAATTTGATTTTACAACAAAACCATACTGATTTGCTATTGTTAAAGGCAGACAAAAAGAAAATGCTGTTATTGAAAACCAATCTCTATTTGGATGGCCTACCAGACTTTCTATTACGTCAGAAAGATTATGCCTAGTATCTTTAGTTGCATAGAAAGCCAAAGTTTTTTCTGGGACAAGAAAATTATCGTCGTTGATATAATCTTTTTTTATCTCATCCTCTAAAGATATTTTTTCAATCTTTTTAGATTTAAAGATTTCCCATGGACTTTTTGACCCATTTTTCATTTATAAGTCTTTCTCTTCCAGAACTGTTTTTTATACTTAGCCATTGGTGGATTAAACCAATTCCAAAATTCTTCATACTCATAAGATCTATCTTGATCTGGAAATTCTAGCTCCCAATTATCTCTTTTAAAAGGTATTGCTTGAATTATTGGAGTACCAGCAGGAATTAATCCAGAAAATCCCTTTTTTATAAAAAACGGAAACTGGACAGATAAAGGAAAATCATCTGTATCTACTACTCCAGAAAGAGTCTGAAACGGCAAATCTGTTCTATTTAAAGGATGTGTAAAAAGAGTGCTGTATCCTTTTGGGGTTTGCCAAAAAAATTTATTTATCCATTTAAATGGAATTGGGTCAAGATTACTGTCTATCTCCATATTTTCTATTTGAAATGATGGATGATGAGTAACAACATCACCAACACCGTTGTCAAGAAATCTCTTATATCTGTCATCATATATCACATCTGCAGAAGTTTTAAATACATATCCTATTGTAAGCGTATCCAAAACTGGTATACACTTTTTAATAGTCATATCATGATGTTCATCATCTACTGATTGAATTTTTTTAAACCAGTCTGGTATTTCTTTTGATGATGGACTTGGTTTTTCCCAGTCTACATAAATATCTTCAGATAAGGCTTTGATCTTCTTTGTTGTTGGGCTGAATCGCATTTGGATTTGTAAACTCTCCTGTTTCTTCATTGTATTCCCAGTTTAAACCTGGTCTTGTTTCAAGGTCTGTTATATCTATTATCAGTGGGTTGCTCATTAGCATTGCCCAAAGTCTTTCCTCTGTTCTAATTATATCCTGGACCTCATTGTCCAGAACTAAAGCAATAGAATATGTTTTTATGGGGCTATGATAATTTTTTGGCTGTTTAAAATCATCTATTTTTGGGTTGATTTTTTCAATCTTATTTTTTTTTCTAAATATCATTCATACACCTTTTTTACCCAAAATCTTTTTTTATATGATCCTTCAGGAGTTCTTAGATTTATTAATTGTTTTTCGTTTATACGTTCTAGCTCAGAATCATCTACCCAAGACTTCCATTTATCTCTTTTGTAAGGGAAAATTTGAATTATTGGTGTTCCAGCAGGAATTACTCCTTGAAAATCTTCTTTAAGGAAAAACGGAACATTTCCATTGCCATAAAATTTATCGGCGTCCATTGTAGCTGACAAAGTGGTGAATGGTAAATCAAACCTATTAAATGGATGAGTAACTAAAGCACTATATCCTTTTGGAGTTTTCCACGACCACTGACCAGCCCAAATAAAACCATTTGGTAAATGACCTGCTGGCCTTGGAATAGTCTCTCCAAGTTCTTTTGGTCTTTCTTCAATAAAATTTGGCCAGCCATTATGACCTGGAGCATTCCATTTTATGCTAGTGTTTCCTTCTTCATTTTTAGAAACAAACAAATCAAACGGCAGATTTATTGTATATCCAGACATCATAACTTCCATAAAAGGAACACACGATTTTAGTCCAGGTTCACCTTGGGATAAAACTAACTCCCCATCTCTCCACCATTGTGGTATTTTTGAAACAGATGGTGGCATAAGTTTTTTCCTCCCGCCAAAAGGAATGAACTTTATTATTTTCATTTACTGCTCTATTCTATTAAAGTTTTGCTAATTAAGCTGGCTGTACAAAAACTGCTGAATCAGCTGTATCGCCAACAACAGTGTAATCATTAGTTCTAATAATTTGTGGGTTTTCTAAAAGAAGAGATGCTGTTGTTACGTTTGTATTCATTACTTGCTGTACGACTCCATCTAAAATTAATGCAAATGGGATTGTTGGTGCAGGTTCTCCTACTGAAACCCTGTCCCATGCTGGGATATCAATTGTCATAGTATACTCCTTACGATATTGTAATTTCCCCAAGTGACTTATCTTCGTTATAGCTGCTTGGAGAAACAACTATTCCGTAGTTAGCTATAATATTAACACCTGTTGCGTTATATATCAAGTCAGGACCAATCTGCGTAACCATGGCGGTATCAGAGTATGCTTTAGCCGTAATAGTGGCTGTGGTTCCGCCTTTTGTTGAATTTGAAACTTGTACTTTTAACCCTCTCATCTGAGTATAGCTTGTTACAGCGTCTAGTGTCATTGTAAAAAGTGTAGTTGCTACATTTGATGTAAATTTAATAAATTGTAGGTATCTTGGATATGTATTTGCATAAGAATTAC